TGCCACCTAGGCATACAAAATCGGAATTTGCCTCTAATATGTTACCTGCTTGGTTCTTGGGTAAGTTCCCAGAGAAGAAAGTTATCCAATGTTCTAATACGGCAGAACTGGCTGTTGGCTTTGGACGTAAGGTTAGAAACTTAGTAGGGTCTGAACAGTACTCTAAGATATTCCCAGATGTAACCCTAAGGTCTGATTCTAAGGCTGCAGGACGCTGGGCTACAAATCATGGGGGGGATTACTTTGCTATTGGAGTTGGCGGGACGGTTACAGGGAAAGGAGCTGACTTATTAATAATAGATGACCCCCACTCTGAGCAGGAAGCTAAGCTAGCTCAAGGGGACCCTAGTGTATTTGACTCTGTATATGAGTGGTATACGTCTGGCCCTAGGCAAAGACTTCAGCCTGGTGGCGTTATCATTATAGTAATGACGCGCTGGAGTGATAAAGATCTAACTGGCAAGCTCTTAAAGGATGATACAGAATGGGATATTGTCCAGTTACCCGCTATTTTACCTAGTGGTAATGCCTTATGGCCTGAGTTCTGGGAGCTAAGAGAGCTGTTAGATCTAAAGGAAGAGCTACCTGTATATAAGTGGAACGCCCAATACCAACAGACCCCTACTGGAGAAGAGGGCGCTTTAGTAAAGAGAGACTGGTGGCAGAGATGGGAGGCTGATAGACCCCCTAAGTGTGAGTTTATAATACAGTCATGGGATACTGCGTTTACTAAAAGTCAGAGGGCGGATTATTCAGCCTGTACTACTTGGGGGATTTTCCATTTAAATGAAAACCCTGATGACGTTAATATAATAATGCTGGATGCGTGGAAGGATAAGCTGGAATTCCCAGATCTGAAGGACACAGCTAAGAGATTCTATGATGAATGGCAGCCTGATGCCTGTATTATTGAAGCTAAAGCTGCTGGAGCTCCACTGATATTTGAATTAAGACGTATGGGCGTGATGGTATCTGACTACACTCCTGTAAGAGGTAATGATAAGTTTGTCCGTATTAACTCAGTAACTGATTTATTCAGGTCTGGGCGGGTCTGGGCCCCAGAAACTAAGTGGGCAGAAGAGGTAATTGAAGAAATGGCTAGATTTCCTAATGCAGAACATGATGACTTGGTAGATTCTACAGTCCAGGCCCTGATACGGTTTAGGCAGGGTGGATTTTTAAGGTTAGATTCTGATGAGGAAGATGATAATATTGGGTTTAGACGCAAAAAGACTTACTACTAAGGAGTAAATATGTCAGCAGATTTTGATAAAGCTCTGTATCCCGCACCTTTAATGGAAGAGGAAGAGGATAACCCAGAGATAGAGATAGAGATTGGTGAAGATAATGATGAAGAGTCAGTAGATAGCGAGTTTGAGGTAAATCTTGCTGAGGAAATGGATGAGTCAGACCTAATTAGCATAGCCTCTGACCTAATTCAGGACTATGAGGATGATGAAGCCTCAAGAAAGGACTGGATGCAGACCTATGTGGACGGTTTAGAGCTACTAGGTATGAAAATTGAGGAAAGATCTGAGCCTTGGGAAGGAGCTTGTGGCGTTTATCACCCTCTTCTGGCAGAAGCCCTGGTTAAGTTCCAGTCAGAGACAATTATGGAGACATTTCCAGCGGCAGGACCAGTGAAAACTAGGATCATTGGCAAGGAAACTCCAGCCCTAAAAGACTCTGCTGATAGGGTGCGGGATGATATGAATTATCAGCTCACAGAGGTCATGGTTGAGTACCGCCCAGAGCATGAAAGAATGTTATGGGGCTTGGGTTTAGCAGGTAATGCATTTAAGAAGGTGTACTTTGATCCTTCTCTTGATAGGCAAGTCTCATTATTTGTTCCGGCGGAAGATGTTGTGGTCCCTTATGGGGCGTCAAATATAGAGACATGTGACCGCGTAACTCATGTGATGCGTAAGACTAAGAATGAGATTAAACGCCTCATGGCTGCCGGTTTCTATAGAGATATAGACCTACCAGATCCTGTTAATTCATTAAATGAAATAGAGAAGAAGATAGCAGAGCAGATGGGATTTAGAGCTACCTCTGATGACCGCTATAAGCTTCTGGAAATGCAGGTATACCTAGATTTGCCTGGGTATGAGGATGAAGAAGACGGTGAAGAGACAGGTATAGCTCTACCTTATATAGTCACAATTGATAAGAATACTACAGACGTATTGGCTATCCGCCGTAACTGGAGGCCAGAAGATCCTACTAAACAGAAAAGATCTCACCTAGTTCACTATGGCTATATCCCAGGCTTTGGGTTCTACTGCTTTGGATTAATCCATCTGATAGGTGCTTTTGCTAAGTCTGGTACCTCTATCATACGCCAGCTGGTGGACGCAGGTACTTTGTCTAACCTCCCTGGTGGATTAAAGACTAAGGGTATGCGCGTTAAGGGGGATGACACACCTATAGCCCCTGGTGAGTTCAGGGATGTAGACGTAGCCTCTGGCACCATTAGAGATAATATCTTACCGCTGCCCTATAAAGAGCCTAGTCAGGTTCTATTCCAGCTAATGAACCAGATCATTGAGGATGGGCGTAGGTTTGCCTCTGCTGCTGATCTGAACGTATCTGATATGTCAGCTAATGCCCCAGTAGGGACTACTCTAGCTATCCTGGAGAGGACTTTAAAGGTTATGTCTGCAGTTCAGGCCCGTATTCATTACTCTATGAAGCAGGAGCTGAAGCTATTAAAGGCAATTATTAGGGACAATACCCCCAAAGTCTATGATTACCAGCCTGTAGATGGCAGCAGAAAGGCTAAGCAGGATGACTATGATCACTGTGATGTGATCCCAGTATCAGATCCTAACGCCTCTACTATGTCTCAGAAGGTAGTTCAGTATCAGGCTGTAATGCAGATGGCTGCGGCGAACCCACAGATCTATGACCAAGTGGAGCTAAACCGTCAGATGCTAGAAGTATTGGGCGTTAAGAACATTGGCAAGCTAGTACCTAATGCCACTGATGCTAAGCCTAAAGACCCTGTATCTGAGAATATGGCAGTTGTTAATGGTAAGCCTGTTAAAGCATTTATTTATCAGGACCATGAAGCCCATATGAAGGTGCATCAATCTTTCTCAGATGACCCACAAGTAGCACAGATGATGTCTACAAATCCTCAGGCTCAGGTTCAACATGCTGCGCTGCTAGCTCATATTAATGAGCACATAGCATTCCAGTACCGCAAGGACATTGAGGAGCAGCTTGGTATTCCATTGCCAGATATGGACAAGGAATTGTCACAGGACATGGAAACTGAGATGTCTAGGCTTATGGCTATGGCTGCTAACAAGCTATTACAGAAGGATAAGGCAGATATGGCGCAGCAGCAGGCACAGCAACAGGCTCAAGATCCTCTGGTTCAGATGCAGCAGCAAGAGCTTCAGCTAAGAGGCAGGGAAGTAGCTGTTAAGGAAGAAGAGGTTCAGATCAAGAAGGGTCTGGCTATTGTGGCGGTCCAAGAGCAGCAGGATAAGAGGCAGATAGAAACAGATAAGCTGAATGTTCAAATGCAGATAGCAGGCCTTCAAATTGGGGCAAAGATCTCTAAAGACAAATCTCAGCAAGAGGGAGATATGACTGTAGAGGGCTTTAAGTTGGCTGCAAAAGAGCATGAGCTAAACGCTAACCTAGAGATGGAAGGTGCAAAGCTAGGAGCGCAAATCGGGGAAAAGACAGATTCCGCGAACAGGGAAGACAGGAAGCATGATGCGGCTAAAAAGGGTAACAAATGAGCCGCTCTATAGAGTCAGTACTAAAAGATATACAAGTAAAGCGTCAACAGATAGTTGAGGTAGTTGCTACAAGCGCAGCTAAAGACTATGCAGAGTACCAAAAACTTTGTGGGGAGATCAGGGGTCTATCCATCGCAGAGGGTTATATCCTAGACCTTGTAAAACATATGGAGCAATCTGATGACTAAAATCGCTACAGAAAGCGAAGAAACAAAGGCAACACAATTGCCTGTACCAAGTGGCTACCACATCCTGGTTAGCTTGCCTGTAATAGAAGAAAAGTATGATAGTGGCTTACTAAAGGCTGACTCAACCCGTCAGTTTGAAGAGGTGCTAAGTACTGTGTTCTTTGTAGTTGCATTGGGTCCAGACTGTTATTCTGACAAAAGCAGATTTCCAGGTGGGCCTTGGTGTAAGAGTGGGGACTTCATATTGGCTCGTCCTAATACTGGTACACGTTTAAAGATACATGGCAAAGAGTTTAGATTGATAAACGATGACACAGTAGAGGCAGTTGTGGAAGATCCAAGGGGAATCAGTAGGGCTTAACAAAATACCGCAAGGTAACATTTAGGAGAATGAAATGAGTGAAGATGCCTTTGAATTTCCAGATGAGAAGGAAGAGAAGGAGTTTGAATTTGAAATAGAAGATGACACTCCGCAAAAGGATAGAGGCCGTGAGGCTCTGCCCAAAGATATGGTGGAGGATCTTGAGAAAGATGAGTTAGAGGAGTACTCAGACTCAGTAAAGGTAAAGCTCAAGCAGTTCAAGAAGGTCTGGCATGATGAGCGCAGGGAGAAAGAGACTGCTGTAAGAGAGCAGAACGCAGCTTTAACCTATGCCCAGAATGTTCAGGAAGAGAACAAAGCCTTAAAGAACCGCTTGGCTCAGGGTGAGAAAAACCTTATGGATACCTATAAGGGCGCTACTGAGGCTGAAGTTAAGGCGGCTAAGAGAGAGTATAAAGAAGCATATGACCTTGGAGACTCAGACCAATTAGTGGATGCCCAGGAGAAATTATCTGGTGCTCAATACAGATTGGCTAGAGCACAGGAATATGTCCCCCCTTTACAAGAAGCAGAAACTCCTGTACATGTACAACCTGCAATTCCAAAACCAGATTCAAGAGCTATGGCGTGGCAAGAGCGCAATGGCTGGTTTGGTAAGGATGAAGAAATGACAAGCCTGGCTTTAGGGCTACACCAAAAGCTTGTGACTCAAAATGGTGCAAGTTATGCATCCACAGATGAGTACTGGGAGAAAGTTGATGACACAATGCGGAAACGCTTCCCAGAAAACTTTGAACAAGAAACGCAGTCCACAAACCGACCGCGTACAGAGAGACAAAACTCGATAGTTGCACCTGTAGGCAGAAGCGTGAGTTCACAAAAACCCAAGCTAAAGCAATCACAGTTAAATATTGCAAAGAAGCTCAAGCTAACGCCTGAGCAATACTATCGTGAAGTTATAAAAATGGAGGCCAACAATGGCTGAAAACAAATTACCAAGAGCAGCGGATACACGCATTGAACACCAGCGCCCTGAAAAGTGGCGTCCACCAGAACTCTTACCAGAACCTGATAAGATGCCTGGATATGCGTATAGATGGATAAGGGTTTCTACTTTAAGCGTATCTGATCCAAGAAATCTCTCTGCCAAACTCAGAGAAGGTTGGGAGCCAGTTAAGATTGAAGAGCAGCCACAGTTCCAGCTGTTAATTGATGGAACCAGTCGCTTCAAGGACTGTATTGAAATCGGTGGACTATTACTATGCAAGACTCCTATGGAGTTTGTGGAGCAGCGGAATGCGTTTTATCGCACTCAGGCTGAAAGCCAGATAGAGTCAGTAGATAATAGTCTTATGAGACAAAGTGATCCACGCATGCCCATGTTTACTGAGCGTAAATCTACTACCTCATTTGGCAGGGGCAAATAAAAAACATTTAAGGAGTTTAATATGGCTTACCCTACTATCAACGGACCTTATGGGCTGCGGCCTATAAACCTGATTGGTGGACAAGTATTTGCAGGGTCCACCCGCAACATGGAAATCGCAGTTGGTTACAGCGAAAATATCTTTTTTGGCGATTTTGTCAAAAGAGTTATTGGCGGCACTATTGAAAAAGATGTAGGTACAACCGCTAATACCCCAGTTGGAGTATTCTTGGGCTGTTTCTACACCGCAGCAA